AGCAGGTAGTGTGGATATATGATAACAGTATTTAAGTCCTGTTAGTCGTCTTAATGTAAGTTTTCAACTTTTAAATAAGTTATAAATTTATTAATATTAGGATACTTAATAAAGAGTCATTCGCAGGGAGTAGTACCCCCAATTGGGCGTCTACAAACAGAGGTAAGGTCTAATTAGTCTCAGAATCCTATTTCTAGAATTCTTAACCACCACCAGATCACCCTGCTGCAGGACCACCTAAGAGCCGGCATGCCTAATCAGTCTTAAGATATTACATTGTTTGGTACGCGTTTATTTTAGCGTTCCCAAGTAATACCCGTTTAACCACTGCATGATCACCCCTTAACTTCGACGTTCGTCTACTAGAATTATTCGTTCTAATGGTCGGTCCAAGATGTTATTCGGTCTGGTCGGGCTTTAATCCCTCATCTGGTTACTCGGCAAAGATTGAGTCCAGTTCGCCAGTATTAAGTAGAGCCTAAATCATTAATTTAGGTCTCGTCTAACTTTCCGCCAAGAACGCCATCGCGCTAACCACTCTCCTCCTCTGACAAAATCAGTAGGAGAAGGGGCGTCACGCCGAATAGTAAGATCAGGAGCTAACCCCAAACCTTCTATCGCTTTCTCTAAGTCATCGACTTTCGATACTAACACGGCTAGCCGATCTAATGTTAGATCAGCTTCTATCAGAGAAGTTAAGTCTGATTCGAGTCCTCGTAGTTCACTATGTAGGTCAAAGAAAGAATCTCGATAGCAAAATTCAATCATACCCATCAAGGATCGAATTTGATCCTGTGATAAAGTTCCCGGGTCTCGAACTAACCAGATTGCATCTGGATTAGCCCGGACTGCCCGAGGCCATAATGACCCTGAATACTTAGGGTCCCCAACAAATAAGAATTTAGGCAATTGCCACGATTCATATTTGGAGGTTCCATAGTGAGCCCGCGTTCTATCCACTTCAACTAATTTAGTTAAAGCTTTAGCCCGAGGTAATAAATCAATTACTCTCTGTCTAATGGACGCAGCCAGATCTTTAACCCAGATATAATCCGGATACTTAAAGTCTGGACCGCCAGAGGCCATCCAATTAAGGATGTCTCCTTTGAACCCGGGACCCCCTGGTCCGTAGTACGAAACTACGTAACCTTGAAGTCGACGAGGCAACACTGACCATGACTGGTTAATCCTAGAAATGGATCGGTATCCGAATCCCAAGAGAGCTAAACCTTGAGATAAGGATAGTTGGTACTTACGTACCAATTCCAGCCACGCTGGCAATGAACCAGCAGCTGAGAGGACCTCTAATAATGCTAGTGGCCCTACAGAGAAACCTCCGTAGTACACACGTTTAGCAAATTCGAGGACCCCCCGTCCTTTTGAATCATGAACAGATTTTGAAAGTTGGATTCCAACTCCAATCCCTGCCATAATTCTAAGGTAGGTATCGGCTACTAGCCGGTCAGCTATAACTATGTCATCTCCTAGGAGAGCATAATCCTCAAACCATTCATCACCTGAAACCCGTCCAGACAATTCTGCTGCCATCTGCACTATAGCATGATGGGTCATAGCAAGCATTGCCCACGATGTTAAAGCACCCATTGGTTGCCCAACTGCGTAACGTATAAATCGTTCACCATCATCGTCCGGACCAATGGCCCGTCTAGGTAAATCATACGTACGTCCCACCATTAGACTCATCCAAAGGTTTGCCCCATGAGCAGTTATAAGTCTGCTAAGGAGCGCACCTTGGAGAAGAATTGGAAGACGATCAGTAGCGGAACTAAGGTCTAACGACCAGAACCGTTTATGCCCTTTAGACTGTAACAGTTTAATCGGAGCAAGTTGATCGAATGTTACATCTTGAGGGATTACCTTCAAGATTGTGAACAGGTAATCATGCAATGGCTTCATTGCCCATTGCGTGAAACAGTCAACCATAGCGAATACACGGATTTTACCCGCTGGTTCATCTTTTAAACCTAATTTACCAATAGACGTCCGCACGTGTGCGGCCTCCTCTGTTACAAGAGAAGGTGCTACTTTACTAAAGTCTTCTAACCAATTTAAGAATCTAGTATTTCGCGTTAGCTGTAACCAATCTTTAAAGAAAGGGAACAGGTCCGATTGGGACCAAGCTATAGCTGTACGAATTATTCCAAATGGAGACGTAGACAGATATAAATCATTCGTTGGAGTAGTCCGCGGAATGAGAAAAGGTGAAACACGAAATCCAGCTAGTAGAGTAAGAGGTGATTTAAGATCATCCTCATCTACAGCTTGTAACTTAACAAGTTTTCGCCAGAATCGGCCACAAAATAGTGACCAATCAGGTAAAAATCTCGAAAGATCTTTACCAGAATCGGTAATTGAAGAAAAGGATATCTTTCCTGGAAAAAATAACTCTATAAATAGAGAATAAAGTAAACCAGTACCGGATTATTAGGATATCACCAGCTGCAATCCGTCTTCTATGAAGAACGGGTATAACAGTCGGGAGTCCTAACATCCCTCTTCGCACTCTAGGAGTACGAGGAAAGGAATTCAAATCTCTCGCTATGGACTGAGCCAATGATGTATTCAGAGCTTTCAGAGTTATTACTAACCCTTTAAGACCCTGACATCGGCCCAAGGATGAGCACCAAGACATGTAACGGATAGCAGGTTTTACAAAACCAAGACGCATATATCCTAACCGTCCACGAATCTGACTAATCAGAAACGTAAGGAACGGCCGACCTTGATTTCTCAAGATCATGGCACCTACAGCTGCTAATATATTTTCAAGTTGCGAACAAATAAATAATTTTATTGTCACGCGTTGTAATATTATTATCATCATAGGACTCGGTTTCCACTTGCGTGGGCCGCAGCCACCTTATTCAAGGAGACGGATGTTTCGTCTGAGGCTTCAAACTAACTATCCACATGATGTGCTAATCTTATAAATTAGAGTCGACCACCTATAACAGTGACCGCTCTAATCCTAATAATTAGCAGGGACCCCGCCTTTTTATAGGCTATAATTCAGGCAACCCTCCACTTAAGGAGAACCACCAGAATCTAGTACTATATTATGGGCACTTCGGTCATGAAATACACGACCTATCCCTCTCTACACCAATAGGAATTAGAGAGACCTCACATTTAAACACTTCAAATGGGTTAAATCAACCATAAGGAGTTAGGGTGTGAGCCTTTCCCGATGTTCCCCGCAACGGGGATTGACGGAACCATTATCCATAATTTAAACGGAATAATTACCGTAGGAGAACCTAGATCCGCGACGCTAACTTAGTAGCTACGCTTCTCAGAGTCCTTTCTTAGGATTTTAAGAAGTTAGAGTGCTTTCGCACT